TATTTTTGATTGACTTCTGATGCAAGAATTTTACTTCCATAAGATTTTTGAAAAGAATCATTTTTTATTGTACTCATTTTTATTTACCTGTAGTAGTTTATAACCATAAGATTACCACCTGTGAGGTAGAAGTAACCTTGTTTAAGTGGCCATGATGTTGTATGTACTTTTCTAGAATTAAATCTCCAAGCAATACTAAAAGTTGATTGACCTGTTTGCACTGGAATAGAAGCACATAGATGAACAGTCTGTAAGTTTCTTGCCATCTTAGCACTATCAGCAATAACGTTTCCATTATGTAATAGTTGAACTTGACAAAACCCTACATCACCGTTAGTAATAGAAGGTGTAGGAGATGCTGAAGCAGTAGAAAAACCAGCAAGTGCTAATTTATTCATTATATAATAAAAATTAAATTCTACTTGACACATGCCTTCTTTGATTGCTGGAATAACTAAAGAGTTAGAACTCTCATACCAACCACCAGCATAGGTATTATAAGTCTGAGCAGGTATATCATCAAAGTTTCCTGTAGTAGATCTTTCACTAATAGGACTTCCAACTACATCTTCATCTAATTTAAAATACTTTGTATAGTAACTACAGAAAGTATTATTTCTAAACCTCTGAGCATCTATACCAGCCACTGGTAAGTTATCTCTATCAAGACCTCCATTCATGATTCCCTTTAAGGAATCATATTCTTGATCAAAGTCTTTAGGTTCAGTAACATTCTTATCTCTTAGTTCTCTTTGTTTAGGTTTAATAGGCATTTTGTTTGCTCCTTGTATAACCATAGCAATACATTATATGGTTCTCACTCCAAATTATTTTCATTATTTTTTACCAGCCCTTGTTCTCATACCATCAGTGTTGAACTCCATGGAGTATCCTACTAGTTGTAGATCATTGCTCGTTTCAAATTCAAATCTAAAATAAGAAAGTTTTTTATTTGCTATGTCGTATCGTAATGTAATTAGATCTTTTCTTTCCCATACTGCTGTGTCAAATACTCCTGTACCGTAGACATTAAGATCTGCAAGTTCTGGAGGTTGAAACTTCTTTGCGTCAGAAGTAATAGGGTTCTTGTAATCTCTATCAGCATAATACTTTATAGACATTGTGTTATCACCTTCACCCAATGCATATAGATATAAATATTTTATTGCTTTCTTTTGTGGTCCATAACCAAAGTCATGTTCGATAGAAACAAATTTACTTGTCAATGCTGGTAGATCTTGGATAGCATCAGCATCTGTATTGAAGGTTGTTCCTCCTGATCTTTTACCAGACACAAAATATAATCCACATTCATCTGGGTTAGTACTTGGTGCTGCTGGAGAAAAGCCTTCCCATGATCCATAAATAATTTCACCTTCAACATTTGTTGTAGCAACGTTGACTTTGAATTCACTTGATCTAAAGGACCAGCCGGCGTGGTCCAAGTGAAAGATTAGACCAACGTTAGTTTCTTGTGAGCCATCCATACAGCAATAGAAATGAACTTCTTTCCACTTCTTTGAATATACTGCTTGGGCTTTCGATAGTTGATGTGCATTCAGTCTAGAGATGTGAGAGTCAATGTCGTCACTAATCTTTTTTATTTGTATATTAGATCCACTAGTTCCTGCTGAACCTTGTAAAATATACACGCCATCTTTGTTGATAAACATACAGCCAACGTTTGGTACATTTACAGCACCATGTCTAGAAGGACATCCAATACCTTTGATCAAATTTACATATTTAAATCCATCGATAGGATTACCTGTAACTAAATCAATAGCCTCTTCACGGAATACAAGTAAGACATCATTAAAGTTTTCTAATCCTGTAATTTCACCACCATCAGTAGAGCCAATAGAAAAATAATCTAAGGCTTGATATTGACAAGGTTTACCCGCCACAGAGTAAAAGAGCGTACCACCGTCACCCTCCCCCCCATTAATGAAAAGACTATTCTTAAACGTTGCAGCCATAGTTGGACGTGCAGGCATAAAAACACTTTGATCATCTCTGGGTGCTAACGCCCCCAACCCAGTGTCTGGAACGATATCAAAAAAATGTCGATCAACATTATTGTCAATCTGTGTTACAAAATAATAAACTTCATCTTCTACAACACTATCTGTTTCTACAGCAGAGTTGTTTAGTCCTGTGTTTTTTGTTCTATAAATTCTTCTTGCTACAATACCTTCGTCTTGATTGCCTCTAGGTATATCTTCAACCCATACACCTTGACGTCTAGCAGTAGCATCACCAAGCCATGTTACTGGTTCACTAGGAGGTGATGGTTGTGATTCAGATCCATCTTCTTTAACAAAAGTTACAACGTATTTGTAGGTGTTAGTCTTGCCGTCAGTGGTAGTTCCCAAGCCTTTTGCAAATCTAAAGTCATCACGGAAACCTTCTCCTGATGTAGAGATGTCGTTTGTTACCAGCCCAGTACCAGACTGCGGAGGGAAACGTCTCATTGGAATTATAGTTAGATCCTCATCAGCATTGTCTAATGTGTTACCAACCTTTACTCCCCAAGGACGAGGAGGACTTGGCAAAGTAGAGAAACCTAGTTTAACAAATTTATATCCATCAAACTTGTATGATTCATCTTGTCCGTTGACAATAACCAGATATCTACCAAACGGCTCATAGTAAGATCCAACCATATCTGAGGCTGGTACTTGTCTGTTTGTGTCGATAGTTGTTGCTTGTGGTCCGTTTGATAAAAAGAATTTTAATGAGACAGATGATCTAACATCTGTAGCAGTCTTCTGTTGTTCTTCGTAGAGCAAGTAAGACTTAGCACCTTTGTGGGTTGACCAACAAAAAACAGAATGAATTTTAACACATGAGGCAAAGGTGCCCCAGTTGCCTGCTCCTTCATACTGCGTCCAAATAGGCTCCATGCCTATTCTGTTATCCCATCCGTTAATTAGACGGGAAGATGTAAAGTTGGTAATCTCTGAGGCTCCCTCTGGTTTCTGAGGAATAGTTTGAGAGACACCATCTATTTTAGGTAATAGTTGTTTGGCATCTGTTTTCATTATGGTACCCTCGTAATCCTTACAAAAGGTCTACCGAAATACATATCAGAACTTCTGTAGCCTTGCTTGATGTGAGCCTTGTCTTTTTGTGTAAGATATTTATTTTCTATCTTCATCAACTCTCGCTTTGCTTTATCCTCATACAAGCGTCCCTGTGTGGTGTTAGAGTGCTTGTAGAAGAGTTCTGCTATAGCACCATAGCAAAGGAATAAATGTGCGTCAGAAGGCATCTGAGGGGCGTCCTGATCATCAGCCAATACCTTAGGTCGATAGTGATATCGTAACTTACAAATGTAGTCTGAGTCTTGTCGTGGATACAATCTAAAAGTTTTATATGTCCCTTCATTCTCTTGTAATTTAGTTTGGTTATTAAAACGTAGAGGCATAGAAAAGTCAATGCCGTTACCCAAGACTGTGTTTGAACTATCTTGTTCTGGTGCTACAGTGATTGTAGAGGCTCTTACAAAGTGAGCGGTGTCTGGTGTTTTTATATAAATGTTCTTACGTAATTCACGGAACACTATGGTAGGAATTTGTGCGGCATATGTTTCTGTAATTTCTATGTCTGCAACTTCTAGACTTACATTGGTAGCAAAGGTTTGAACGTCACCAAAGACTGGTGATGACTCTATCTCTACAATACCACGCTCAGTCGTTGAGACTACTGTAAAGGTGTAAGCAACCTGATAGTCACCTGCTGTGATGGTTCTGTTTGATTTTACACCAGCAACCAACTTAGGCTTCTTCCGTGGACTTGGCAAAGTGATCGGCATTGTTTCGACCCAGTTGGTCGGAACGCCTACTTCATCTAGATCTAAGCCCATGTGTTCATCTTCATATTTAGCCAAATTAAAAAACGGCTGTCGGAAACCAGACTGACGTCCTCTTAAACCAACCCCAAGTATTTCTATACAATCAGGTGGGAGGTTGACATGTCTGTGTTTCATTTTAAAACTTATTGCAGCAGTGCTTGTGTTGTTGGGCATTGCTTGTGTTATTGCGTATTGATCAAGTTGATATACTGGATCTTGTAAAACAAGGTAGGAATCAGAACCTACATCAAATCTTGAAATAGCATTATATTCTTTATTTGCCTCTATATCATCTACAGCGGCTGTGGCTTCGAAGGTCATGAAAGGACCATACGTGCCTTGTGACGAATTAGGATTTACTTTTACTCCTCTCGTCCATACGTTACCTGTAAAGGTTTGATCTGCTAAGACCTCAATATCATATTCTCTTTGTGCGTATTCCCAAGGTCTTTCAGTGAAATGGGTAACGTAAACTTGGTTAAGCACATTGTTTACTTCGGTACGGTAAACATCCACATTGGGATTATAGTCAAGTATATTGCTGACGTATTCTCTCATATCTTTAAAATTCATTTATTGTTTCTCCTCAATGTTTTAAGAAAGGGGGGCCCGAAGGCCCCGCCTCTATAATCTAAATTATAAATAACTTAGAAGTTTTTGATAATGTATACACGAGATGTTCCATCAGCGGTAGACGCTTCAAGAGCAACAGCAGCAGCAACCTTGGTGTTGAATGTGGCAGAACCACCTTCAGCAACCTTTTCGGCATGCAACTTACCAGCAGTGTTGCAGTACAAGCCATCACCAACAGCGACGTTTACCACGTCAGCCTTGACTTTTGCTTCTTCCACAATACCTTTGATAGTGACTTCTACTTTATCATTCTCAGCAGCAGCAGCAACAGCCACACCCACAGGGCATGCGTCAGTAGCGTCTGCAACTTTAACACACAACAGACGAAGTCCGTTATTTGCTTTTGCTAAGTCTAAAGAAACCAAGTCACCAGCGGCAATAGCCTCTGAGGCAACAAAAATCTCTATTTGATTTCTGTTTGAATCTTGTGTACTTGACTGACCTAAATCAGTCGAACTAGCAATCTCATCTGCTGAGAAAACTTTTTGTATGTAATCTGAACTACTCATTGTTTATTCCTCCTATAGTGTTTGTTTAATGGTAATTAGCCCTTGAGAAGCAAGGTGATCAACGACCATCTGCATTCTACAAAAGATATATGCATAACGAGAGGCATAACCTGTCGCATCCATGAAATCTGTCATTTCGAATTCACCGTCAGAATCATAAACCAACTTGATGTACTTGGTGTTCAAGACATAAGCAGCAATGTAAGCAGCGGCATTCATACCGTTAGCGTTAGTTCCTGCATCAAGAGTAGTCATGACTGGTGAAGGAATCAAAGCAGCACCATGGAAAGCAAGTTGCATTCCACCACCGTCTAAGGTTCCAGCATCAACAAAACGTTGATTATTATAAAGTTGAGACTTATACTTCTTGAACAAGTCAGGAGAGCAAAGAATCAAATTTGGAGATGATCCGTCTGGAGTACGAAGTTGAGCATCAACATATACTTCAGTCAAAGCATCAATAGTTTCTGTACCACCAGCAGTAAATGTAGCGATCTCACCAAGTTGATGTTGGAAGTCATCTGGGAAAGAAGACTTTGTAATTCCACCAACAGTGTTGGTTTGAAGTGTAAAGTTTTTATTTTCGAAAAACCCGTTAGTAGTAAGAGCAACACCGTTCAATGAAGACAAATTTGTCAACACTGTAGAAGAAGCAGCAACCAATGCCTTTTCAAACTCACGTTTGAACTGGCCCATTGCAGCCTTCATACGAGCCTGAGCGACGTCAACAATAGCACGAGGACCTTTGTTAGCCATCTCTTCGACTTTCGTGATGATGATTGGAATAGTTGCGTTTTGGAATTCGTAAGACTGGTGACGAAGAACATCACTAGCACTTAGGTTAATAGGTTCATACCCAGAACTAAGTTGGGTAATAGTAGAGTGTTCCGCCAAAATCATCGGACGATCTAATTTAGATCCACCATCTACTGTTTCAACCCCACCTTGCTTTCTAATACTATCAAGCAAAGGAGTGGCTTTGTATAAGTTGTCAACTTCCTCATCCTTAAGGATTCGAAGGGTTGACGAGAGAATATCATTTGATATAGCCATTGTATTTTCCTCCATATTAATTTGAAATTTATTGGCTTAAATTATTAAGTTTTTATTTAGCAGGTATCTCTTACGAGGTCTGACTAGATAGCCTTATCCACAAGGGGGGTTATTTAGATTTGTTTGCAGCCAGCCACTGATAAACAGCGTAGGCTCCTTGGTCTTTAACAGCCTGCGGCACAGAGGGAGCCTTGCTAGGTCTAGAAGTTCCACCAATCATCAGCCCGTACTCTTTGGCTTGGGACTTATATGATGATAGTTCCTCCTCTAGTTGTCTAGATTTCTCATTCTGTTTTTGCCCCTTTACAATAAAGTAGGCTTGTTGAAGACTTAGGTTTTCGTTTTGCAGAAGCAACTTGGCAACGTCCTTCTTATAAGTCATAAGATCAGGATTGGATGCTTTGAACTTATCAAGTTCCATCTGGTTCTGCTGTAATTCGTATTGTTTCTGTAGTGGGTTGAGCATTTCTTGCATGCGTCTAGCCACCTCTTGTTCTATCTTTGCTTGCACTGATGCGTCATCGAACGGATCAAAGGCTACTTCAGCCTCTGCTTTTTCTTTTATATTCTTGGCAAATTCTGAGTTAACAAGGGCTGCTTGTTGTGCCTCTAGTGCCTTACGTTCTCTTGCAAGTTCCTGCGTCTTTCTAGTGTAATCTGATCGCATATTCGCAAGTAATTTCTGTGCATCATCTGGAAGTTCAGATGTTATTTTGTTGTAGTCCAATCCCTTGTGGGTTTGGTTTTGGGAGAAGTTCGGGTTGTTGATTTCCGTTTCGGCAAACTCCGTGAACGAAGCCCCTTCGTTGCTGGTAGTACTATTAGTCCCAGCGGTGGTGTTTGTTGTTGTGGCTTCTTTGTTCGTGTCATATGCTTGTTCTCCTTTTTCTTTAATGATTTGATCCATCACACGTCCGACTGCGTCTTCTTTGTAAGATTGGAAATTTGAAGTCCCGTCCGTAGACGTGGGTGTTTCGATATTATCGCTCATAAGTTTGTCTCCTTTAATTACATTCTTGAGTTAAATAGTTTAGTCATCTCATCATCATCCATTGCTGGGGGACCTTGAGGACTAGGGGGTGCTTGATCCATAGATCCAGCGGCTGGTGTTTCAATACCAACAATCAAAGCAGCATTCATGTCTGTGCCTTGAGTCTTTAAAAAAGTTTTTAAGTTTTGGTTCTT